TTCAGATTCGGGAAGAACCCGCGCTTCTCAAGCGTCTGCGCGCTGCAAACCTGCAGCCGCTCCCACGGCTTTGTGCGCCAGTGGCCGGCCTGGATCACGCCGTGTTCGATGCTGTAGTCGGAGAGAACGGCACTAGCCTGGTCGACGAGGTTCACGCGGTCGACCACGAATCCGACGTGGCTCATCTTGCGATCGGCCTCGGCCATGAGGTAGGCGGCGATGATGGTTTTCCCCGAGCCCGTCGGCGCGCACAGCAGTTGCGACCTGTGGCCCTCGCGAATGCCTTGGCGCAGGCGCTCTACGCTCTCGACCTGATACGGCCGCAGGTTGAATTCAGCCGCCATGCTTTTTGCGCTCGATCTTCACTTGCCGAATGAGGTCGTTGACCTTGTTCTGGCAGTCGTTGCGCGAGCGGGTCAGGCGCTCGATTTCTCCCTCGAGCCGCACGATGCGCTTCTGGAGCTTCATGATTTCCTGCTGCTGCTCGTCGGGGTCGGTGTTTTCGAACGCGGTGAGTTTGTCCTCCAGCGCTCGAGCGGTGTCGGCGAGGTCGGCGTGCTTCTCGACCAAGTCGGCATACTTGCCTTGGACGTCGATGAGTTCGGCGCGCAGCTTGGCGTCGGGGTCGCGCTTCTCTTTCGGCGGCTTTGGTTCCTTCAGCGCCTTCTCACGCTTGGCCTTCGGGAGCTTCGCGATCTTCGCGGCTCGGTCAGCCGTCACCTTCCCGTCGCGCACAGCCTTGCCGAGCCCTGCGCGCTCGGCGCTCTTCGCGTACTCTATTGTTCTTGTTGAAACTTCCGCCTCTTTCGCCATCTCTTCTGTGGTGCGATCCGCAACGATTGCGGATCGTGATTTCTGGTCCCCGTGTGGGCGCCAATTCGTGGCCGCAACGATTGCGGCCGCTCGTTGCGAGGCGGTCAAATGCCTCCGGTGAAGGTTGTGCGAAAGGACGAAGGAAACCGGGTCTTCGCCGTTCAACTCGGTGCTTCTGAACTTGACCCCGGCGCGCTCGCAGGCGACGTATCGGTGCCAGCCGTCGAGCACCTTGTCTTCGAAGAGAACACCCGGCTCGCGCAGGCCGTGCTTCCTGATGTCGTCGGCGAGCGATTCAATGTCGGCGTCCGGCATCGCCGGGAATGCCGCTGATAGAGGATGCTGCTGGAGGGCCATGAGCATCACCTCGTGGATAAAAAAACGGCCCGAGTGGATACACCCGGGCCGAAATCCCGCGCGGCTGACCAAGGGGGAGTCGAGCGCGCAGGTTTGAAATTCATCGGCCGCTATTTGACCGATGTGAGCTTCGTGTCCAACATGGGCTTTACGCCGCCATGCCGCGATACAGTTCTGGCAGTAGGTGTTGTCGCCTTACCTCGCGGTCGGTCTCGCGCTCGATAGCCACAGCCCACTTCCCCGTCATCTCCACGTCGCCGTTGATCCATTGGGAAATGAGGCTTTGGGAACAGCCGAGCCGTTCGGCGAATTCCCTTTGGGTGATGCCGTTTTTCTTCAGGTACGAGTCGAGAATCTTCATGATTCCCGTAAATTAGCACCGCCAATACGTACTAGTCAATAGCGCCGCTGTTTCACTACACACTGCAGCGCACCCAGACCGAGCGCCTGCGTAGAGCCCAAGCGATTCAGAAGATGGGCCTGACGGTGCGCGATGCTTTCGCCCAGAGCGATGATTACGAGACGCTCCTCGGAGCCGTAGTAGACGGGCTTCGCCCGCGAGACGAACGACCCTTCTAAGCCGTAAAACAGCATCGCTGTTGACTTCGCTTATTGGCGGCGCTAATATTGTTCCCGTCACCTGGAGGGAGCATGAAGCAAGCCGAGCATGACCACCGCAGCAGCGCAGACTTTCTCTTAGTCCTTACCGGCATGGTGCTCGGGGCCGGCGTGGCTCTGGGCTCCGCGTGGTTCTTCGCAGTCCTGGTTCTCAGCCTCCGGATCGCGCCGTGATGGACGCCGCCACCAAGAACACGCTAGCGAACATCGAGGCTCTACTGGTCGGTGAGCGCGCGAGCCCGCGTGAGGCACTGCTGGCGGCGTACCAGCTTGGCCGGCTGGACGGGATGATGGCAATGGCGCTTGTCGCCGAGAAGACGGTGAACGAGATCGCCAAGGCGGTGGCTTAGATGGCCCGCCGCCATGAAACCGATGACGAAGCATATGACCGCTCGGTGGTCGAGTACCTGGACGACCAAGAGGTAGCGTACGCCGAGGACGCGCAGCGCAACGCGGCAAAGCGCGCGGCATCAGGTATCTCGGCCGAACTCCTTTCGCTGCAGGACGCGCGGACGGCTGGAGGCAAGGCCGGTTATCTCGGCCTTAGCGCGAGCCTGAACCCATACCAAGATCAATTCCCCGAGCACGGAGCCTGGGAGAACGCTCGCGCGGCTGCAATTCGCGCACTACTGAGGAGCAACGCGGCATGAACGCAGTACCCGCAGTTAAGGAACAGCACGCGATGGCAGTGTCCAGCGACGCCGCTGCGCTTATCCAAGTCATCTCCAGGGCCGCAAGCGACCCTACCGTCGATGTCGTCAAGCTTAAAGAGTTGATGGCGATGCACGAACGCATCACCGATCGCGAGGCAGAGAAGGCGTTTAATTCCGCCATGGCCATCTGCCAAGGTGAGATCGGACAAGTCGCTACCGACGCTGACAACCCGCAGACACGCAGCAAATACGCAACTTACGCGAAGCTCGACAGCATTCTGCGCCCGAGATACATCAAGCACGGGTTCGCGCTGTCCTTCGGCGAGGACGTTTGCGACAAGCCGGACATCGTCAGGGTCACGTGCATCGTGTCCCACGTCGGCGGTCATAGCCGCACCTACCACCGCGACATGCCATCGGACGGCAAGGGCGCCAAGGGAGGGGACGTGATGACGAAGACCCACGCCGCAGGCGCAGCCGGGTCTTACGGAGCTCGCTACCTACTCAAGGGGATCTTCAACGTCGCCATCGGCGAGTACGACAACGACGGCAACGCGGCCGGCGATGGGCTCTCGGATGACGTTCGCACGATGCACCTTAAGGCGATCGACACGGCGCCAGATATCGAGGCCCTCAAGGACTTCTACCGCACGGCTTACAAGGCGGCGGATGCGGTCGGCGACAAGGGCTCGATGCGCTTGTTCGAGCAGCACAAGGACTCTCGCAAAAAGGCGCTCGACAAATGAGAGTGCTCGACTTTCCGCAGGGTTCCGTGGAATGGAGGGAGGCCAGATCCGGCAAGGTCGGGGCTTCCCGCATTGGCGACGTCATCGCCAAGATCAAGACAGGGGAAGCGGCGGCACGCCGAGACTACCGAGCGCAATTGGTGGCCGAGATCCTCACTGGAAAGCCGCAGGACGACACGTACATGAGCCCAGCGATGACTTGGGGCGTGGAGCAAGAACCGTTCGCGCGCTCGGCTTACGAACTGGCTGCCGATGTCCTGGTAGATCAGGTCGGCTTCGTTCTACATCCAACGATTGACCGCGCCGGGGCTTCGCCGGATGGCTTGGTTGGTGCCGACGGCCTATTGGAGATCAAAGCTCCGAAGACGGCCACGCATATTCAGTACCTGCTAGACGGCGTTGTGCCGAATGAATACCAACCGCAAATGTTCTGGCAAATGGCATGTTGCGAGCGCGCGTACTGCGACTTCGCAAGCTTTGACCCTCGCCTGCCTGAGAACATGCGGCTGCTGCGTGTTCGGCTGCTGCGTGACGAAGCGCGCATCAAGGAACTTGAGCGCGAAGTTCTCGTCTTTCTCGCCGACGTGGACAAGATGCTAGAGACCGTTAGTAGGTTCGCAGCGTGAGGACCGACGTGCACCCTGCAGCGGTTCGCCTGTGCTCCGTACTTCCCGTGCGCACGGTGCCGGCGAAGCCTCCGGTGTACCTCGCTCGAGAACTGAAGTTGCGCGATCGCGTGCTGCGGATGCGTGCAAGTGGCATTCCATTCGCCAGCATCGGCAGGCAACTGGGGTGCGGCAAGTCAACTGCGTGGCGTATCACCAAGGGGAAGAAATGATCGGCCGACTGATTTGTTGGGTAAAGGGGAAGCACCTGCTCGGCAAGCGCGTGGCGAGCCACGAGAACGGGAGCGTGAAGGTATATGCGTGCCCTCGTTGCGGCCGCAAGACGTCGTATCCGGTCAAGGCTGCTACGTGAACGCCAGAATACTCCCGGCCGGCCTCTCATTCGAACAGTCTCTGCGCCGCGGATACACCGGAGAGATTCGCGTGCCCGGGTATCTCAAGTGGATCAAGACGCTCCCTTGCCACCACTGCATGCGTCCAGGGCCGAGCGATCCAAGCCACCCGAATTTCTTCAAGAGCCAAAAAAACAAGGCGCCGGATCCGCTCGCGATCCCCGAATGCAGACAGGACCACGAGGCTTACGAGCGAAACGGCTTCACCGATGAGGAGCGACGTCTGGCTCGAGCCGCGCTCTACATGCTGCAGGCCATCTACGAACGGAGGTTGGTGTGGGTAAACCGTCCGTCGACCTAACTGGCCAGCGCTTCGGAGAACTCGTCGTGATCGGCTTCGCCGGTCGACAACGGTCGAATCAGACGTGGCGGTGTAAATGCGCGTGCGGGTCAGAAACGGTCAAACTCGGCTACAACTTGAAGAACGGCCACACAGCCTCATGCGGCTGCAGAGCGATGCGCTGGCGCAAGAGCGGAGACATGAACCGTAGCCACGGTATGCGGCGCACGCGTACCTATCGCATCTGGACCGGAATGGTGAGCCGCTGTACCAATCCAAACCATCAAGCGTATAGCTTCTACGGCGGGCGCGGCATCACGGTCTGCGAGCGGTGGCTGAAGTTTGAGAACTTCCACTCCGATATGGG